TCAGTAAAGGCTGACCCATCAAGGATGATTTTGCTCATTTTGGTTCTCCAGTTTAAAAAGTGACTGAGCAGTCACAAAATGAACGTGCCCACCGAATTGTGGACACGCTAGACACGAAATAGCCTAGCAGCCCACGATGTGGACACGCTAGACACGAAACGAAACACCGGCAAACCCTCGCTTGCAGGGCTCACCGAGAAAACTGTGACACGGTGTCACAGAAACCGCTTAGAACGCGGCGCGGGCTGCTTTACGGTCGCCGCCGAATGCCTCCAGCAAGGCCGCAATGGCTTGTTTCTGCGCCTTCGTCAGGGGCGCGGCCTTGGGGCTTACCGCAGGGCTTGCCTTCGCTGCCTCGCGGCGGGTTTGACCCTCCAGCATCAGCATAACGTCACGCAGGGTCTGACGCGCCTTGCCCGTGGAATCGTCCCCGAACACCACGCGCCCCGAGCCTTGCACCTTGAGCGCCACGCCAGTTTTCTCGCTCACCCACTCCATGATGGCAGGGCGGGCTTGTTCGACCGTAGGATATCCCGCAGCGATTACTTGCTCTATGAGCAAAACGCGGGCGGATGCAAAGGTGTTGAGTGCAGTGAAAAGTGCTTGTTTGTTTGCCATTTTGATTCTCCAAAAGTGTGACACTGTGTCACGGTATCGTCGGCAGAGCCATTCCCTACCAATCGACAAGTCAATTTTACCCGAAGGGGTAGTAGAGTGCACCCAAACAGCCCTTGCCGCGACCCCACCGTGGGGGTATGCCCCCTTTTTGACGTGACGATGCGTATCGGCCTTAAACACTGTTTCGTAACCGCACAGCCTATTTTGTAAAACCTTAGACAAAATATGCACACACATGCACATATCTACAGACCCACCCCCTTGTTGTAGAAATGCAACACCCCAAAAAATTTTGCAAAAAAAAAGCCTCGACTCCGGGGAGCGAGGCTTAAGTCCAATCACTTGAACGAGGAGAAGCAAATGAACACAGCGGAGAGCCGCCCTGCACAATCACCGGAATAGAGTATATACTCCGCCCAACGAGGCTGCAAGGGCTTACGCATGTTAGACCACCTGATAGATTTTGACCCCGAGGTGTGCGCACACATCTCAAGCGATACACTGAGCGCCGATAAGGCAAGCCCAGAGGAAATACTTGACGCCAAAATTGCCACCAATGACTGGCTAACAAAACTTGGCGCGGTGGATACCGAAGAGATCATCAAGCCACTGGACGCCAAGGCCGCGCAAACTGCGTTCGCCAATATTGTTGCTGCAGCCCCTGCAGAAAACACCGCCACCGCCATAGCCAACGTCAAGACCCCCGCCGCCGTGCAGCATTTGGTGGGCATGCTAACCGCCTATGACTGGGAGTTCGTGAACCAAGCCAAGGAGCTGCGCGGCTACGTTGTAGCCCAGCTCGTCGAGGAAACCCAGAGTACCAACGCTAACATCCGACTCAAAGCGCTGGGGCTGCTCGGCAAGGTCACGGAGATTGGGCTGTTCACCGACAAGATCGAGGTCAAGAAGGAAGAGATGACGGATAGCGATCTCGACAAGCGCATCAAAGAGAAGTTGAACAAGTTCATGCAAGTCGTCGATGTACTCGACATTTCTGAGAAAACCCCCGCCGATGAACCTCGACAAGCTGACCTCGCTGAGTAAGGCAGAGCTGGAGGCGCTTATGAAGGCGCTGCCCACCATGTCGCTCAAAGACAAGATGGAGCTATTCGACGATTTGGAAGTCAGGGAGCGCCGCGCCTCGCTCATGGCGGCAAAGACAAACATGCTGGGCTTCGCCCAAGCCGTGTACCCCGGATTCAAGATCGGGCCGCAGCACAGGAAGCTGGCCAAGATTTTCCAAGACGTGATCGACGGCAAGAAGAAGCGCGTCATCATCAACATCGCACCGCGTATGGGCAAGTCGGAGTTCAGCTCATATCTGTTCCCTGCCTATTTTTTGGGCAACTTCCCAGACAAGAAGATCATCATGGGCACCCACACGGCGGGACTGTCCGAAGACTTTGGTAGGCGAGTTCGTAATCTTTTGGATACACAGGAGTACCATGATATCTTTCCTGAAACGCGTGTCGCGGCGGATCAAAAGGCGGCTGGTAAGTGGTCTACTGCGGCTGGGGGTCAGTACTATGCCGCTGGTGTGGGGGGCGCTCTTGCCGGTCGTGGTGCTGATTTATTTGTTATTGACGACCCTCATTCGGAGCAGGATGTAAAGATTAACAGTCGTCTGGCGTTCGATACCGCGTGGTCTTGGTTCCAGACAGGCCCATTGCAACGCTTGATGCCGGGCGGGGCGATCATCATTGTCATGACAAGATGGTCAATTTTGGACCTTACAGGCCGTTTATTGACATATCAGTCAAAAAACCCAGACTCAATACCTTGGGAAATTGTGGAGCTGCCAGCCATCCTCAACGAGGACGAAGAGAACGAGAAGTCGCTCTGGCCGGAGCAGTGGCCGCTGGAGACGCTGAAAGCAACCAAGGCCAGCATTGAGCCACGGTACTGGAACGCCCAGTACATGCAACAGCCGACATCCGAGAACTCAGCGTTAGTGGCACGCAAGAACTGGCGCATTTGGGAAAGTGACTCACCGCCTCGGTGCGACTACATCCTGCAGAGCTGGGATACGGCCCATGAAGTGAAGAACACCTCGGACTACAGCGCCTGCACAACGTGGGGCGTGTTCTACAACGAGGAAGAGGGCGACAGCCCACAGGTGATCCTGCTGGACGCATTCAAAGACCGAATGACCTTCCCAGAACTCAAGCAGGTGGCCCTCAAGCACTGGAAAGAATGGGAGCCCGATGCGTTCATCGTGGAAAAGAAAGCCGCTGGTGGACCGCTGATCCAAGAGCTGCGGGCGATGGGTATTCCGGTGCAGGAGTTCAGCCCAAGCAGGGGTAACGACAAGATGGTGCGTCTGAACGCCGTGGCCGACCTGTTCACCTCTGGTAAAGTATGGGCACCTGACACGCGCTGGGCGCGGGAAGTGATTGAAGAAATTGCCGCTTTCCCTGTCGGGGAGAACGATGACTATGTGGATACTACGACCCAAGCCTTATTGCGTTATCGCCAAGGTGGGTTTATTTCGTTAGACTCCGATGAGCAGGACGACCCGTACCGATACGCCCGTCGCACTGCAGCATACTACTAAGGATACCAAATGGCTGTTGATAAAAGTTTGTACCAAGCACCTCAAGGACTTGAAGCCCTGTCTCAGGACGAAGAGCCGATTGAAATTGAAATCATAGACCCCGAAGAGGTGCACATCAGCGCCGGTGACTTGGAAATTGACATCGAACCGGGCGAAGACAGCAACTTTGGCATGAATTTGGCCGAAGAGTTGGACGAAAGTGCCCTATCAAAACTGGCCGGTGAGCTTGATGGCGACATCGAAAACGACCGAAACAGCCGCAAGGACTGGGAAAAAACGTACACCGAGGGTCTAAAACTGCTTGGTTTGAACTACGAAGAGCGTACGGAGCCTTGGAACGGGGCGTCTGGCGTGTTCCACCCCATGATTACCGAGGCTGTGGTGCGGTTCCAGAGCGAAACCATCACGGAAATGTTCCCTGCGGCGGGGCCGGTGCGCACAAAAATCATTGGTAAGGAGACTCCCGACAAAATTCAGGCAGCGCAGCGTGTCGAGGCTGACATGAACTACGAGCTGACGGAAGTTATGCGCGAGTTTAGGCCTGAGCAAGAGCGCATGCTCTGGAGTTTACCTGCAACAGGCTCGGCATTCAAGAAGGTGTACTTTGACCCCAGCCTTGACCGGCAGGTTTCGATGTTTATCCCCGCAGAGGACATTATTCTGCCCTATGGCACGACCGATTTGGACACTTGCTACCGCATCACGCACGTCATGCGCAAGACCAAGAACGAGATTATCAAGCTGCAGAAGGCTGGGTTTTATCGTGACTGCGATTTGGAAGAGCCGACCAAACAATCTACTGATATTCAGAAAGCCAAAGACAAGGAAACTGGCTTTACGGACATTAATGACGACAGATATACCCTATATGAGATACATGTTGACCTAGATATTGACGGGTACAACGATGAAGAAGACGGCGAAGAGACCGGCATCGCATTGCCGTACGTCGTAACAATGGTTAAGGGTACCAATCAGGTACTCGCAGTGCGCCGTAACTGGCTGGAAGAAGATGACCTCAAACTCAAGCGCCAACACTTTGTTCACTACCAGTACATCCCCGGCTTTGGGGCTTACGGTTTCGGCCTCTTCCACCTCATCGGCGGGTTCGCGAAGTCGGCTACCAGTATTATGCGACAGCTCGTGGACGCTGGAACACTCTCAAACTTGCCGGGAGGCCTTAAATCACGTGGACTCCGCATTAAGGGAGATGATACGCCTATCTCTCCGGGAGAGTTCCGCGACGTAGACGTTGGTTCGGGGGCGCTGCGTGACAACATAATGATGTTGCCGTACAAGGAACCAAGTCAGGTTCTGTACACCCTGCTGGGCAACATCGTTGAAGAAGGTCGTCGCTTCGCCTCGACGGCGGACATGAACATCAGCGACATGTCGGCGCAAGCTCCGGTGGGCACGACTCTGGCCCTGCTGGAGCGCCAGTTGAAAGTAATGTCGGCGGTCCAAGCCCGACTGCACTACAGCTTCAAACAAGAACTGCGTTTGCTGGCAGGCATCATCCGTGACTACACGGATACCAACTACGAGTACGAGCCAGAAGGCGACACCGACGCCCCACCCGCCCAAGGCGCGAAGAAGGAAGACTACGACCATGTGGACGTAATTCCCGTCAGCGATCCCAATGCGGCTACCATGAGCCAGCGTGTTGTCCAGTACCAAGCGGTCATGCAGATGGCCCAAGCGGCCCCGGACATTTACAACATGCCTCAGTTGCACCGCAATATGCTGGAGATTCTGGGCATCAAGAACGCGGACAAGCTGGTGCCCCTGCCGGACGACATGAAGCCGAAAGACCCAGTGACCGAGAACATGGCCATCCTCAAGGGCGAGCCGGTCAAGGCGTTCCAGTACCAAGACCATCAGGCGCACATCCAAGTGGTGATGTCGATGTTCCAAGACCCGGTAGTCATGCAGGCCATCGGCCAGAACCCGAACTTCCCGAAAATCCAAGCGGCTGCTATGGCGCACGTCGCCGAGCACACCGGGTTCCTGTATCGCCAGCAAGTCGAAGCGCAGTTGGGCATGCCGATGCCAGCCGAAGACGAGAAGCTGCCGCCCCAGATCGAACAGGCCCTGTCAGGCATGCTGGCGCAAGCCGCGCAGCAATCCGTGCAGCAAAACCAGCAGCAGGCGGCGCAGCAGCAAGCCCAGCAGCAAGCACAAGACCCGATGGTACAGATGCAGCAGCAAGAGCTGCAGCTCAAGCAAGGCGCGTTGCAGATCGAACAGGGCAAGCTCCAGTTGGAGCAGCAGATAGCGATGGCCGACCAGCAATACAAAGAGAAGCAGTTGGCGATGGAAGCGGCTGCGAAATCTGATGCGAACAAGCTGAAACTGGCCGAGTTGCAGGCAAACATGCAGCTCAAGGGCACTCAAATTGGTGCACAGATCAACGAAAGCAAACAGAAACAGGCCTTTGAGCAGGAACACGCCGGTGTGCAAA